GTGAACTATCTTTAAATTACCTTCTGATAAAGTAGTGTAAGCATCAGGTATTAAAGGATTAAGCGTAGCAAAGTTATTCGTAGGACTATCAACAGATATATCTGACTCTGTTAGGTTATTAGAAGTCCAGTCATTATTGTTACCACTTTGGTCTAGCCAGTATGCGTACTCTCGTTTGTCAGCGAAAGCCATATAGATGTAGTTATCACCATTTCCATTCATACCTCCACCACGAGCCTTTATTTGGAAACCATTAGAATCAAAATCAATACCTAATTCATAGTTTGTTGTTTGTTCTATAGTTTCTGCATCTGATGTATTAGGTTCAAGAAAAGACCTAACTTCATTTGTAGGATTTCTAGTACTATCAAAAATAAGCCAATCAGCACCACCGTTTGTTTTTCGTATAAGAACGAATGCGGGTTTAAATCCTAATGTCACACTCGGTCCTGCTAAATTACCATTACCAGTATAACTTCCAAACTTACTATACCCAGTTACACTATGCCAACAGTAGGCTATAAATCCTTCATTATTTGTATTAACATTGTTTGCATTTATTGTTCCATCTTGTAATGTAAAAGTTGTAGAACTTCTTGCTCCTATTCCTCCACCTGATTGCCCAGTTGCAACATTAAATACAGCACCTGTTTCATTTAAACCTAATGCTTCATTAGTACCTAAGCTAACGTGTCCTGTGTACCAAGTGCTTCCATTATCGCGTCCTTTCAATATCACCATATCAGGTGTAGAACTAAGTCCGTGTCCTACAGTTTGATTAGAACCTCCATTGCCAGTATAAGAAACTATACTCTGTCCATAAGTAGGATTTGCTCTGACAGTTGAAGTAATACTTCCGTTAGTGTTAGTAGCATTAGAGCCACCCATATCCCAGCTCCAAGCTACATAAGAATATCCGTTAGTAAACCAATCTGTATTAGATGTAAAACCATCAGTAGTAGGAGCAATAGAAGTTAAACCTGAATAAAATGCGTTAGTTAATGAAGTAGAACCATACCTATCAAAACCAGTAATTGCATCACTTATTGCAGAATTTTGTGCATTTAGCCTTGATTTTGCCCAGACTAAATCAGCTTTAAACCCTACACCACCTACATACATAGGTGCAGTATTTTTCCAAGTAACCGTACTAAAACCTTCTACTGTATAGTCTTGTTTAAACGGTAGGTAGAATCCATTAGTACCATAAGTGCCTGAATACTTTATAGGCTTCCATTCACCGTATGTACCTGTTTCACCGAAGTCTGCTGGGGTTAAGGCTTGTCCATCTATGAAGTTTACTTCACCTAAAAAACCATCGTGATAAGCAGAAGGATTACCATCTGAACTTCTTGCACCTAAAAAATGACTGTTAGCATTATTTATACAAGAATTTGGAGAGCCTGAAGCTACATCAGTTCCAGTTAATGTAATTTCAGAACCATTAACATACATTCTTAGTCTATGACTTGCAGTTGCATTTGCAGAATCCCAAACAACTATAATATGTAACCAAGCACTTGGGTCACGATATTTGGCATTGCTTGTTTTAGTGTAAGTAGCAGAGGCAGTTTTAACTTGCAAAGAAAGTTCATCTGTATCTGTAAATCTTAATACATCTCGAACACTTGAAGAAATATATGCACCAAATAAAGCTGGATATGAAGAATTTGTTATATTTCCTCTTTTTACCCAACCACTCCAAGTCCATTTGTTTAAATTACCAGCACTAGATGGAGTCCAACCTAGATAAGGTGAGTCATCATCATTAAACTTAAGACTCTGGTCTATAGTATAAGCCTCTCCAGACTTATACATCCATTGTGGTGAACCTATTGCCATATTATGCGAAAGCCAGTTGTGGAGTTCCTAGTAAAATTCTTCCTGAAGCAACGACAACATAAGGAACAATGTCAGTTGCCGAAGCTGTAGAGGTTAGTGTCAGTCCAGCACCTCCAGCAGTTTCGTAGTCTGTACCTAGTGCTACTGTACGAGAGCCTGTGCCATCTTGTATGAATGTGATAAAGCCAGACTGTCCTACTGTTTCCGTAGTAGGATTGGCTAGAGTTACATTACCTGTAAGTGTAAGTACAAAGTTTTGATTCGTGCTAAAGTTAAGAGTAACTGAACCTGTGTTTGATGTGTCAGTATCAGTAGAACCTTGTGCTGCTCCCGTCATAGTGCCACCAGACTTCATTAAAGCACCAGCAGCAGCTACATTAGTAGCGTCAGTTACATCAGCACTAGCTTCAATACCATCTAGTTTAGCACCATCTGTAGCTACATCTCTACCATCAAATGTAGAGTTAGTAGTAATAGCACCAGTCATTGCACCACCAGTCTTAGGTAGGGCAGCATCCAAGGCTGTTTGTAAGCCTGTAGTATCTGCAACAACTAAGGCTCTAGCAGCTGCTTGATTACTAGCGTTACCAATGAATACATTACCATCATTCAAGTTTGGAGTAGCATTAGAACGTCCTGCACCACCAACTTTAATAATACCAGCAGTAGCGTGTACTCTCTGTATCTTACCTACATTCTGAATTAAGCTACTCTCACCTGTAGGAGCACTATTAGTTAATGCACCAGCAGTTGTAGAAACATACAAGGTATCCCCTAAAGTCCACCCAGCATAATCTGTTTTAGTATCTGCAAGAGAACCAAAGGTTACAATCTCAACACTAGCATTATTATTAGCAGCAGCATACGCTAAACCAAAGGCAGGCATCTTAGCACTATCATTAGCATCAGCAAGACCTACCGTAGGTACATCACCAGAAACACCTTTGATATATACTACCTGACCCTGAGTAATTGCAACGCCTTCATCATTCTTAGCTGTAAATCGAATAGCTCCGTTTAAAGGGCCAATGAAATCAGGAGCAGTAACTGAACCAGTAAAGGTTGCGCCAGTAAGCATTGCTGCGCCTGCTGCGGTTACGTTTGTTACGTCTGTTACATCAGCATTAGTTTCAACAGTATCTAACTTTGTACCATCTGCTGATAAATCTCTACCATCAACAGTTTCTGAGCCGCTCATAACTATATTACCAGTCATAGTACCACCTGCTAATGGTAGCTTAGTAGCGTCTGTTACACCTGCTAGTAAGTTTGTGGCTGTTACTTTCTTAGAAGTACCACTATCATTAATTAATAGTTCTTCACTTCCTGCTAATGAAGTTTTTGCTGCTAAGGCTGATACTTTAGTTGTTGCCATATTTACTCCGTAATAATGTAGTTAGGTGATGCTGCTTGTGAGGATTCAATAACAAGATAATAACCACCTTGTTCAATTTCTATTTCTAAAGCAGAAGATTCATTAACATCGAACTCTCTTTCCCATTGCCTCCTATTCAGGTACATCCCAATAGTTTTTTTCTTTCTCCAATTTCTTTGTGTAGCCATTAGAGTCTAAACCTAAGTTTTCTTCTACCAATCTTTTGTCTTTCTGCTAAAGCGATTAACTCGTCTTTGATTTCTTTGACAAGTGGCGAATACTTTGTAATAACTTTTGCATCTTTTCTTTTGCTGATTTGACCTGTAGGCGTACCCACATACGAACCACCTTTAACTCCAGAACTAGACTCGCTTGGAGTTTTTGTGTTTTTGTGGTTATATTCATAATTTGTTTTCTCCGTTTTGCTTGATTCATTGTGAGAAGATAATTGTTTACCGCCATAAGTCGGTGCTTTACCCTCTGCTTGGACACTCTCTAATTCTTCATCTTCATCCATAAGACCATCTAGCATGTCCATTAATGTATCTAGTTCGGTTACAGGTTCAGAATCATTAGCAAATTTAAGAGCATTAGCTTCCATAAATTCATCCATAGAAGGACTATCCTCATCATCCTCGTCATAGTAATGCGAATAACACTCAGTAAGCATCCTTGTCCATATCTCTTGTATCTTTGCCTTAAAGCGATCTATTTCAAGCAAATCTGTAGAGTCTGAGCCTGTAGTATCTTCAAATATGTCCATTAAATTTATCCTTGCTTAGTCTTTTCTTTTCTCGCATAGCAAATCTAGTCATTTCATATCCATAACTAGGTCTGACATCGTTAATTGAGTATATTCTTTGGGCAGGTTTGCCACATTTAGGGCATTCAATACCCTTTTTCATTTCATCATAAAAGCGTAATTCTTCACTCACATGATTATCTTCACATTTAAAATCGTAGAAAGGCATGTAAACTCCTAATTAACTCAGAATAACCCCCTCGTTAGAAGGGGTTACATCTTAATTAACTATTAAGATCCTGGAACTACAAACGCAACACCAGCATCATTACGAAGTTCTGCAACTCCATAAATAGTATCTGAAGTGAATAGATCACCTAAATACTCCTGTTTATATTGAGTCTGGCTCCTGACGCCCACCTGTTCCGCTAGAACTAGAGCATCTTTGTGCATTAGTACACCTGCTCTGTCAGTACCCGCAGGAGTTGGGCAGTTAGATGAGATATAAATATCTACACCATAAATCTGTCCAATCTTACCAGTCTTGATAGCATCACCAGAACCAATAAACTGTTGCTCTGTAAATCTGTTGATTCCAAGCATGTCATTAGCACAGATTGGTGGAACTACCATTACACGATTGTCCATCGGTACATCTGCATCATCAAGAGTTAGAAGCATTCTACGAATACCAGCATCAGTAATGTCAGAGGCATTAGTTGAATTACCAGTATATGCAGTAGAACCGTTACCACCGATAACAGCATTTTCAAATGCTGCTGCACCAGTACCGCCTACTGTACCACCTTGTAAACCCTCTATAAGAGCAAACAAATCAGTATCTACTTGCTTGGCAAGAGCATAACCAGCATCGTCAGTATAAAACTTACGCATACTTGCTAGTGCTTGTACCTCTGCGATGTCCTCAATTAATTTTGAGTATTCGTAGTGCTTGTCGATAGACACAGTTACCTTTGTGTTGGTAGCTGCTGATAATGTTACTTGTGTGTTTGCTGCTTTAACACTTGCACTTCCTCTCGCAGGTACAGGGATATAGATAGTATCGCCTTTTTTACCTTTGTGAGATAGCTTAGTAACTAAATTAGCAACCACTAGATTTGACTTATATGCACCTATTACTTCATCACTCCACAACTCGGGGATGAAGTTATTAGCTACAGCAGTCGTTACTTGGTTTGTACCCAAAGCCATTTTACTTCTCCTATTATAGTATTATTATTTAACCCTACCCTCTGCGTATGCTGACTGAATCTCATCTGCCAACGATGCGTATCGGTTAGGATCTGTTACCTGTAGATTGATTAAATCAGCTCTACGGTAAATCTTCTTCCCACCTACAGAATCTGATGATGTCCTGCTTTCAGAACTTGTTTGTTTCATCTGTTTCTCAATCTTAGATTTTTCTTCAGCTACTGCTTCTTGTGTGGCCCCAGACATTTGTGTCTGAGAATACCAATCAAAAAGTTCAATTGCTAAATCTGATCTATATTCAGTATCAGCTTTACGAAACATTTCTGTTCTGGTTGCACTATCACCAATAAATTTCTGAAAAGAAGCATCTGCAACAGTTTTCTGCCAATCTGGATACGCTTTATCTAAATTTTCCAAATTATGCTTCTGCATGTTACCCATTCTTTCTTCTCTGGCTTTTATAACATCAAG